CCAACAGTAGCAGCTACAAGTGCCAAGAGTACCAATACAGGTGCTCACTATAAGATGTGTATCTTTGATGATTTGGTTACTAACGAGAACTACAGAAGTGCTGCTGAGAGGGAAGATATAAAGGAGGTCTATCAGTCGTATGCGTCTATTGCCACTACAGGTAGTATTAAGTGGATGGTAGGGACTAGGTACGGGGATAATGATTTATATGCATCTTTACAAGAGAAAGAATACGAGATATTTGATGATGAGGGTGTAGTCACGGAGACTAAGCCTTTATGGAAATGGTTTGAACGTAAGGTTGAAAGCAGTAAGCGATATGATGGTACAGGTACATATGTATGGCCTAGACAGAAGATGCCAGATGGTAATTGGTACGGATTCAATCAGACTGAACTCAGTAAGAAGAAGTCAGAAGCCTTTAACCTAGAGTTATATTACTCACAGTACTACAACGACCCTAATGCAGCAAGTGAAGCTAAGATTACAAGAGATTGCTTCATGTACCTCCAGCCTAATAAATTAGAGCAGAGACAAGGTAGATGGTACTACGGTAGTAAGGAATTGAAACTAGCCTGTGGTATGGATTTAGCCTTTAGTGAAGGTAGTGGTGTACGGAAGATTAAACGAGATTATACATCAGTAGCAGTTATAGCTTGGGATAATGAAGGGTATCTATATATCCTAGACCTTCAGAGATTCCAAACAGCGAGAGCTGAAGTCTACTACGAGAAGCTCATAACAATGCATGAGTACTGGGACTTCAGAGAAGTAACTGTAGAGACTAATGCTGGTGGTGCTGTTGTAGCTAACTTCATACAAGATGAGATACGTAGAGCAGGACATACACTTGTAGTCAAGCACCAACACAAGAACCAAAGAGAAGGGACGAAGGAAGAACGTAATAGTCAGTTGTTCGAACCCTTATATAGAAACAAAAGTGTTTATCATACGAAAGGTGGTTATACGAGACTCTTAGAAGAAGAGTTACATCTAACCAAACCACCACACGATGATTTAAAAGATGCTGTCTGGATAGCTGTTAGTAATAGTAAGCGTCTAGCGAAGCCTAAATTTGCAACAAATAAGAATGAGCGGAGTGTTGTTAATGCTTCTAATAGATTTCTTAGTAGGAGAAAAAGAGCTTGATTACCCTAGATTATGAGAATAAAGAAGCATTAGCTGGTGGTATTTCTAGCTACTGGCGAGAATGGAACTCAGCACGTACTACAGCTACAGAGCTATGGGCAGAGATAGATAACTACCTGCTTGCTACAGATACAAGTATGTTAGAAGGTGGAGATAACTTCGACCACAAGACGCACCTACCTATCCTTTCTGAATTACATGAGGACTTATTAGCTATCGTGTATAGCACTATGTTCCCACATGAAGATTGGTTAGGTTGGAAAGGTTTTGAGATTAATGCCATTACTAAGCAGCTAAGAGGTAAAGTCCTAAGCTATATCAAGCAATGTCATTCTCTAAGTGGTTTGAACGTACAGATGCGTAAGATAATTGATGACTTAGTGCGTTATGGTAATTGCTTCATACAGGCTTATTACAAGAACGATACCATTGATTCTGAAGGTGGCTTTGTAACAGGTTACTCAGGCCCAGCAGGGAGACGTATCAGTCCTTATGACATCGTATTCAATCCAACAGCAACCGAGTTCAGTAAGACTCCTAAGATAATACGGAGTGTAATAAGCGTAGGAGAGCTTGTAGAGTTCGTAGAGAGCATATCGGAAGAAGATAGGGCGGTTACACCAGAAGAAGCTAAAAGTCTCTTACAGAAGCGTACAGGAAGCCCTAGGGACTATAATGGACGCTACAAGGATAAACAATACCTTCCACAAGGATTTGGCAGTATAGATGAATACCTTCGTTCAGGCTATGTAGAATTGCTTTGGTTCTACGGAGATGTCTTTGATGATGTGAAAGGAGAGGTACATAAGAAGCGTTGTGTTGTTGTTGTAGATGGTGACACAGTACTCTTAGATAAAGAAGAAACAAAGGAGTCTGTCTTTAAAGGTGGGTGGACTTCTCGACCTGACAACCTATGGAGTCAAGGGCCACTAGATAAGGTTGTTGGCATTAACTACATGATTAATCACAGAGAGAATGGTAAGAATGACGCGATTGACAAGTTTATCTACCCTGACAGAGCGTATGTCGGAGATGTGGAAGAAATCTATGACGAAGTTACAGGCCATACCAAGTACATTATGCCAGAAGGCGGGAGTGTTTCTGATATTCGCCCTGACAGTACTGTGCTTACTTTTGATAATCAAATAATGATGCATAGGGACTTAGCTCGTACAAGTGCTAGACTCCCTCAACAGTTAGCTGGATTCAGAACAGCAGGTGAAAAGACTGCTACAGAAGTACAGAGTTTAAATGATGGAGCCTTCCGAGGATTCATTAACAAAGTATCTCAGTAGAAGAAGACCTATTAGAGCCCTTCGTACAAGCAGAGATGCGTATAGCTCGTGACAACTTCTCAAGTATTATTAAAGTCTTGGAAGAGGATGAAGAGGGTATTCTACTTACTACTAGTATTACAGAAGAAGACCTCAGTGCTAATGGTAAGTTACTTCCTATGGGCAGTAGACGCTTCAGTAGACAACTACAGCAACTACAGGGATTAACACAACTTACTAATACTAATATAGCTCAGATGGTAGGACAACACATTAACACCTACAACCTAGCTAAGACTGTAGAAGAACTATACGGCTTTGAGCAATACTCTTTCATTAATAAGTTTGCTGCTATAGACGAAGGTTTGGAAGGTCAAGAGAAGCAGATGTTGGCAGAGCAGGAGATGGTTAAAACATCCTCAGAGCCCACTAGCTTAGAGATGGAAATGATGGCAGGAGAAGAAGATGAGTGAGCACGTAGAAAGAATGAAAGTAGAACATAAAGAGCTTTCCGTTAAGATTAACGCGCTTAATAAGTTCATACATGGTAATAAAGTATTCAAAACCCTCTGTGACTTGGAGCAAGCTAGGATGATTAAGCAAGCGGGTTTCATGGAGTCCTATGCGGAAACACTAGAGTCTCGAATTTGGATAGCTAAGTAAGGGAGAAGAAGATGAGTTTTAAAGTTCCTAGCTTTATGTCTGAGTACTTTGCTTCATTAGGACATGAAGAGAAGAAAGAAGCTATTGAGCGTTATAAGGGTTGGTATAAGAATGACTTCACAGAACTCCTTATACAACACCTAGAGAAGACTACAGAGAAGCTCGTAAAAGAGGATGAATCCAAAGGTGAGTTCTTATCTAAGTTCCAATTCTCTTATGTCTCTATACGTAATAGAGCCCAGAGGAAAGTACTTAGAGAGCTTATAGCTAAGTTGGAATGGGAGGTATAATGGCTACGTATGATTACTACTGCTCTGAATGTGATTGTGACAAAGAAGAAGTACATGGCATGACAGAGACTCCAGTGATTACATGCTCCACTTGCAGTACAAAGATGTCAAAGGTAATAAGAAGCTCGAACTTTCAACTAAAAGGTAGTGGTTGGTTCGGAAAATCAAAACAAAACTAGAGGTATTAAAATGTCTAACCCATCCTCAAAAATCTGTAGCAAGTGCAAGGAAGAGGTTAGTTTAGATGCTTTCTATAAGAATAAGAAGAGCGTGGATGGTCTTCAACACTATTGTATAAGTTGTAAGAAGGTTGTAGGGGAGAGGTATTTCCAAGAAAATAAAGAGGATTTTAAAGTTCGGAGAAGGGAGTCTTACTTCAAAAATAGAGAGAGTAATTTTAAAGGAGTAGCCAAGAGGCGAGCTAAGAAATTGAAAGCCACACCCTCTTGGGATTTAGAGTTAACTGATTTTGTAGTTAAAGAAGCATATGTACTTGCTAGTGTACGTAGAGAAGAAACAGGGCTGGACTGGCATGTAGACCATGTAGTACCCCTCCAAGGGGCGCTTGTCAGTGGGTTGCACGTTTGGAATAATATCCAATTACTCCCAGCTCAAATTAATAAATCAAAAGGTAACCGTTATGACACAGCCTAACCAAGGCGTAAAAGAAAATTTGGAGGCTAACCAGCCACAATCTCAGGAAGAGGTTAAACCGCTATTTGGTGGTACGGATAGCCAAGGTAAAGAGCGTTTATTCAGCACTCCTGAAGAAGCTCAACAATCTTGGCAATCTGCTCAGAACTTTATCAAAGATAAGGTTGATGAGACAAAAACGATGGAAGCTAGAATTCTAGACCTTGAAGCGAAGCTTAACCAAAGCACGAAGCTGGAAGATGCTTTAGCACAATTAAAATCTAAAGAGGAATCCCCTGTGACAGAACAACAGCCAAATCAAACCACTGAGACAACCCCTCAGTTGGACGTTGAAACGCTTAGACAGCAACTTATAGAAGAAGTGATGGGAAAGCTTAGTACTTCACAACAACAAGAAGTACATAGCCAAAACCAAAGCGAAAGTATAGGAGCTGCACAAGCTATCTATGGAGATTCTTATGAACAGAAACTTCGTGAGAGTGCAAAGGACTTAGGTATGTCTGATGAAGACATTATCAAAGAAGCACAATCAAATCCCAAACGCTTTAAGAAACTGTTTGGATTGGATAAACAGCCTAAAACAACTTACAGCCCTAATTCATCTGCATCTGGTTTTAACCAGAGTAAAGATTCAGGCTTAGATTTCTCAAGAGGCTTTAATGATAAAGCTAGAGTGAATACAGCTATGGATAATTATAGAAAGATTGCAGATAAACACGGCATTAAATTAAATTTTTAAACTGAGAGAAATAATATGACTACTTT